TCCACAGCCTAACGGTGGTCCAGTTGTTGAAGCAACAAACTCTCGTTTCTACAACCAGCGCGGACTAACACACAATATTGGAACAGCAGCACAGCTTATTATGAGTGAGGGTCCGCTTCCCACAAACTTCAGAAACTATGCTGCTGTTTTTGGTGAGAGAGTTGCTTTTGGTTCTTATTGGGACACGGCAAACCCTGACCCTAACTTGACCGAGTTGGGTTCCAAAAACGGTGAAACACCCGCCATTATTGCTTCTCAGGTAGACCCGAAAGTCACACCTTTTGCTATGGGAAACCTCTTCTTTGGTGCGAGACCAGCAGACAACGTTTATTACGAGGGTACTATCAAAGCTGTTCTTCTCTACAACGGCGAAAGTTCTCAGAAAAACCTAAACGAGCTAACCCGAGTGGCTCAATGGAGCGTGCGCTAATGCGGTGGTTTACCTACATGTGTTCTGAAAAACACGACGACACTCCCTTTGAAGCCTTTCGTGGTGGTCAGACATTTTATTGGACTATTGCTGTTGAGCTTGCCTCTTACCCTTATATTGAATGGGCTACAGTTCTTACTATGAGTGAAGCTCGACAACATTGGCTTTCAGAAGGTTATGCTCTTCCTTAACCACCAGAGGTAATGTAGTGTCAGAAAAGCTCTTTCCTCTTTTGTTGGGTTGTCTAACTGTAGTTAGTTTAGCTCTTATTGGAACTTATGAGCGACGACTTGGTTTGGCTTCCATTGAAAAGAAAGAGTTGGTAGAAAAGAACCGCAAAGTCTCAGAACTTTACCAAAAGACAAACCAAAACCTAGAAGGTTGCCGACAAGAAAAAGGCTGGTGTTCAGACAAAAACAAAGCAATAATTACCAAGTGCGGGCAAATGTTCCTAATGTGTAAGGACATTATTGAAAATAAAAAGAACTGCTACAGGGCTGAATATTTGGAACGAGAAAAGTAATGGTAAAGAAGAAAGGCACAAAATACCAAGTTATGGACAGTGAAGGTAAGAAGGTTCTTGGAGAACACGAAAGTAGAGAAAAAGCTCTAAAACAACTTGCTGCCATAGAAATAAGCAAGAAAAATAAAAAATAGGACATACTTACTATGGCGAACACAACTCTACAAGAAGCACTTACAGCTAGACAACAAGCCGCAAAAGGTCTTATGCAAGCAGCAAAGAGACCAGACGACACAAGACTTTATTCAAAGCTTGAATACAGAGCAAAGAAGAAGTTCCCTACACACCCAACTCCAGCTAGTTTACAATGGTTGGAGAGTGAATACAGACGCAAAGGCGGCACTTACTCATAAGGAAAAAATAAAATGGCTTACAAAGTTTCAGAAATGGTCCCAAACTATGGACCAAAAGACAACATAGAAGGTGAAAGTAAAGCTAGACAAGCTGCTGCTAAACAAATGAGAAAAGAAGAAGCCGCAGCAACTGGTGGTGCTATTCAGGGTGGAGCTTCTTTACTTGGTGGTATTATTGGCGCTCTTGTTGGAGGTATTCCTACTGCCGGTATTGGCGCTCTTCCAGGCTTTATGGCTGGTTCTGCTATTGGCGGTGCTGCTGGAACTGCTGCTTCTGCTGGCATTCAAGCTGCTGAAGGTAGTCCAGAAGCCCCACAACTAGCTACACAGGCAGTAAGAGAAGGTGTCAATGCTTATGCTGGTCTAGAAGACACTCTTCGCAAAAGAGAAGAAGAAAGAATGAAAAAGCAAGCAATGACTGCTGCTATGGCTAAGAAGGAAGGCAACTAATGCGGGACAACCAGACAGGCTACGAGAACGAAGACTTTCCTACAGACTTTCAGAAGAAAATACAAGAAAGCAAAACAGACAAAAGCGGCACAACTCGTATGTTTGACTTGTGTCTTTATTACCTTGAAGGTCGTCAATACCTTGTTTATGACCGCAACCTTACTCGCTTTACTGCTGTTCGTTCTCAAAAGGGTAGAAACAAAGTTGTTATAAACCTTATTCTGAACTTATTCCGTTCAGTTGTGTCTCGTTTGGCAACCTCTTACCCAAACATTGCTGTTCTACCAGCTTCACCTACCTATGACGACATAGCAAAAGCTCAAGCTTCTGAAGTTGCTCTTCGTTATTATTGGTCTCAGGAAAACATAAAAGGTGTTCTACAAACAGCCATAGAATGGCTTGTGTCCTGCGGAAATGTCGGACTACACACCTACTATGACGCAGACAAAAAGAAGGTCTGCACGAAGGTTGTGAGCCCTTATGACCTATTCTTTGAGAGAGGTTCTTCTTCTCTTGACGAAGCCAACTGGGTTGCTGTTCGTTCATTTATTCCAAAGAAGAGCCTTATTGCTGCTTACCCAGACAAGAAGAAAGAAATAGAAGAAACAGTCTCAACCAATGGCGACTACACTACTACCGTAGGTGGTGAAACCGCTTCTTATTCTGTTCCAGCAAACCGCATTGAGACTTACGAAGTTTATTGGAAAGACGGTCGTTATGCCATTATGACCAACAACACTTACCTTTTCCAAGGAGAATACCCACAAGGTTGCTTCCCTATTCAGCACATTCGTTATTCTGAAATACCAAATAGACTTTGGGGCATTGGTCTTATTCAGCCTCTTATTGACCTACAAAACTCTTACAATAAGTTCCGCAACCAAATATTGGACAACGTAGAGCTTATGTCTAACCCCAAGTGGCTTATTCCAAAGACCGCTGGTGTCTCACCACAAGCCATTACAAACACTGCCGGTGAGAAAGTTTATTATAACCCTGCTGGCGGTGAGCCAAAACAAGTAGCTGGTGAAGCTATTCCTGCTTATGTTATTGACAACATTCAACGAGTTCAAGCAGAAATGTTTGACGTTTCAGGCATTCACTCTGTTTCTATTGGTAAAAGAGCAGTAGGCATTGTCTCTGGTAAGGGTATTGAAGCCCTACAACAAGGAGACGCTTCACAGCTACAACTTACCCAACAAAGCATTGAAGAAGAAGTCAAGAAAATGGCTGAAACCGTTTTGGTTCTTATGAAGAACTACTACACCGAACCTGTGTTTATGCGAATGTTGGACACAGAAGGTGGAGCAGTTTTCCAAGAAATAAAAGACACAAACATTGTTGACTACCCAGAAGTGTTTATTGAAGCCAACTCTCTCTACCGTTCTGAACTACCAGACAGAGACGCAAAGGTAGTAGAAATGCTACAACTTGGTCTCATAACACCAGAAGAAGCTCTAAAAGAAATAAGCTTCAAGACAGGTGGAATGACCAATGTCATAAAGAAAATGGCTGCTACTTCTGAAGCCAAGAAAATACTTGAAGCAGTTATTCAAGGCAATGAAGTTGAGCTTTACTCAACTGACGACCTTGACGTTTTCTCTAAGGTCTTTGGCGACTTTATGAAGACAGACGAATACCTTTCACTTCCCCTTCCAGTTCAAGACTACATTGCTGACATTTTCAACTCTATTATTTCTTTTGGACAGCCAGCAGAAGCTCTACAACAACTGAAGAGAAGCAAGGTGTTCCCACCAGTTCCAGCTTCAGAAGACGAAGCAAAACAACTATTGAGTGGTCTAAACTCTGGTGTTGCTGGAACACAAACACTTGGAGAAGTTGCTGCTATTCGTCAAGACGAAGCTCTAGACCCAGCACTAGCAAGACTTGTAAACTCAACAGACGCTCCAAGAAGCGACGCAGAAGGCATAAGCAACTATGGAAGACCAGGGGTGAACCCAAGAATGGGAGGCGTTGGAGGCTAAATGAACATAGCACAAATAGCAACTTACTTTCGTCAGTTATGCGACGAACCAAATAAAACTTTCTTGACGGACACAGACGTTTCACGTTATTTGCAAACTGCCTATGAACAGTTCCGAGAATACGCCACTCAGTCTGACCCAAAGACTTATGCTGAAAGGCTCACAATAGGAACAAACCTTTCAGGGGTAAACACTCTTGACCTTACAGCAAACCCTATTGTTCCCGGTGGTGCTTCAGCTATTCTAGGTAATACTGCTTGGGCGAATAACAGAGCTATGTTGCGCCTACTTGACGTAATGAATGTAGACAACAACACAGGACTGGTAAGCGTTATTTTTCAAGGAGCCGGAAGCTACAATGAACTTTATGTTCCTGACCTCAATAAAGCCCCAAGTTATTTTCTCAATGGAACTACTCTCTATTTCTCTAACCCTATTTCTGGTCGCTTGGACATTGAATATGTTAGACAAGCGGACCTGACTACTTTCAGCAACTTGTCTGCTACAACCTACATAGACAACTTGGTTCCATACCACGACATTATTGCCATACTAGCTTACAGAAGCTATGCTATGAGAGACGGTGCTTTGGCTCCTGCTGTAGAAGCTCAACTTGGTTTACGTCTCAATGACCTGAAAGAATACATTCAAGTAGGTAGAATGAGAAGAGGAAATAACCACGTTGTAGTAGAAGACACAGACTTTTACTACTACTAGGTCTTGACAACTCTCACAGACCCTAGTAGAATGGCTGAGTAGTAGTCAGTCTGCTCGCAAAGCTCGCAACCAAAACCTTCTGAGAAGGAAAAGAAAAAGAAGGAAAGAAACAAAGAATGTCAAATGTAGAACAAGCAGACATAAAACCAGTAGGAATAGTAGCTGACGAAACACAACGTGGTTCTTTCATAAAGAATATGTATAACCAACCTATTTCTACTTGGAAAGTAAGAGAAGGTTTTGGTAGAATACATACTTTCAATACCAGCTACAATGCTATTTCACTAAATGCAAGTCCTACACCTGACCAGTTTGGTTATTTAGAACACTTAGGTTCTTGTGGTTTTATTACAAACTGGGGACACAGACAAATACTTTCTCTTTGGGTTGCTTCTATTTCTACTCAGGCTAGAGACGGAACAGACGAAAACACACTTACAGACAGTTTTTATAACGACACAAAGGCAAACCCTGTCTCAGACCATAGCAACCAATACGTTGTTTCCATTTATGACTGTGAAACTGGAAGACATACAGAAGCAGTTATTACTCAGAAGACTTCTGAAATAGAAGACGCTATTCCTATGGAAGCTCAGTTTGGTTTCTATGACAAAGACGTTTTTCTACCAACCAACTCCAAAGTCTATGCTCCAGTAGGTAAAGAACAAAACTTTTACTGGGCAGAACTAAATGACATTGTTTATTTTGGAACTTCAGAACTAGGTCTTTATGCTTACCGTCCAGTTCTCTTTGACGCTCCACCAGACGTTCAGACAGAAAGCACCTTTTTAGGTTTTGCTTATTGCCACGGTGGTGGTATTGTAGGTAGAAATGGTTGGACAGAAACAACCTTCATAGAAAAAGCTGAAGCTATGGAAGGTTTATTGAAGTCTCAGTTTGTTTATTTGAACCGTTCAGAGTTTCCAAAACCAACAGACATTGCTGTAATAAACAATAGACTAGCAATAGCAGAAGACAGAACAGTTTATTTTTCAGACCAGTTCAACGGTGCTTCTATTATTGCTGACAACTCTATAGACCTACCAACAGACAAACCTATTACTGCTCTTTCAGAAATAAATGGTGTCTTGCTAGTATTCACAGAAGACGAAACTTTCCTTTACCAACCTTCAGTTGGAACAGAAATACAAAGCTCAGGTAGAGTAATAAAGCTAAACTCCAACTGGGGTTGTTTCAATAGCCAAGCAAAAATAAAAGTAGAAGGTAGGCTTTACTTTACTGACGCTTCAGGTATTTATGTAAGCGACGGCAATAGCATTCAAGACATAGGCAAAGCTATTAGTCCTCTATTCAGACGCTTTTTGGAAACGCCACTTACAGTTTATGAACGTGCTGAAGAAGACGGCAAGTCAGACTTAGCCCAGACACAACCAAAAATAACTTATAACTGGACCAACCTGAAAGGGCTTCACTTTACGAAGAACCCTCTCAACGGGTTGGTCTTTTGTGTTATTCCAGAACAAAAGTTTTCTCTAGTCATTGACCAAGACAACCAGTTTACCATTTGGTCTTGGGACACTATGGACGACGACGGTATTGTTTCAGACAAAACTGTAAAAGAAACAAGTCCATTTACCGAAGACTACAGAATGGTAGACATAGGCGACGACCTATTCATTATTGACTTGGACGAAGCACAAACTATTCCAGCCGGTCAAGCTCTCTTCTCAGAAAAAGCTATGCGTTATGCTTCCATTTACCAGTGGAAAGTAGGTGGTGGTGTTGACGCTAGTAAGTCTTGGCACGAAGACAGAAAGGTTTACCCAGCAGAAGGTATTGTTTTCACAAACCCTCCAGGCATAAATAAACATTACCAAGTTGTCTTTGGAAAGCCAGTTGCTATTTACAGTGGGCTTTATACAGACAGAGCAACAGCCTTTTATAACACTACTCCAGCAAACCAACCTTGGTTTCTTATTCCAGTAGGAATAGCTTGTAATAGAACACTTGCTGCTTATACTGGTCCTATTACCTCATTTGACATTGAAATACAGTTTGACAATACTCGTTGGGAAGTTCCTACAACAACATTCCCTCTAGACCCAACTATTGACTACATAAACTTGGTTTTTCACCCAGACA